AAGGGGTATGATAAGTTCGGCACCAAGACCAATGCTGACAGGCCGCAAGGCACTAACATCAACATAGAGGTGTAAGATGGAAAAGCTTTTGGAATATAAGATCATGCCGCGTCTGATGATGGCCGTGATGACGATTATGTATATACGCTGCATCGAGTGGGCGCTGACGCAGCCCGACCTTAGCACGCAGCAAAGTGCGCTTATTAGCGTTGTTGCCGGTGCCATGACTGGTGCTTTTGCCGTGTGGCTGGGATCTGAGAAATGATTGGCCAGATTATAGGCGCAGTTGGCGGGCTGGCGACAAGCTATCTCGACGGCAAGACGGCTATTCAGAAAGCGAATGCTGAGATTAAGCTGAAGCAGGCCACAGGCGAGATGGATTGGGAGCAGTCAGCCATCGAGGCCAGCAAAGACAGTTGGAAGGATGAGCTGTGGACAATTGTTTTCGTGGCCATATTGTGCATGAATTTCGTGCCGTCCATGCAAGACGTAATGGCAGAGGGTTTTGCTAATCTTGAGACAACGCCGCTCTGGGTGCAATGGGGCATGTACGCTTCCATCGCCGCCAGCTTCGGAATCCGCACAATGAAAGGCTTGAAGAAATGAGCGTCGCATTAAAGCTATTGCAGGAAAAGGTTGGCGTTGAGCCAGATGGCGCATACGGGCCAAATACGGCGCGTGCAATCACCAAGCACTACGGGCTTGACCGCGTTAAGGCTGCGCATCTTCTGGGGCAGGCAGGCCACGAAAGCGGTGGGTTTAAGCTGACACGCGAAAACCTAAACTATTCGGTGGAGGCCATGATGCGCGTCTGGCCGTCACGTTTCCCCGACGAAGATAGCGCCAAGCCATATGCCCGCAACGGCGCTAAGCTTGCTGGCAAGGTATATGTCGGGCGCATGGGCAACGAAACGCCGGAAGACGCCGCCAACTTTATCGGGCGCGGGTTCCTACAGCTTACCGGCAAGGACAACTATAAATCGTTTGCGCATGACATGCGTTTGCCGGAAGTGCTGACAGATCCGTCGCTGGTTGAGGAAAATTACGCGTTTGAGACAGCCATGTGGTTCTTCGATAAAAACGGCCTGTTCAATATCGCTGCGGGCGGCGTAAATGACGAAACGATTAAGCTTATCACCAAGCGCGTCAACGGCGGCTATCATGGTCTGGATGATCGAGCCGAGCGCACACGCCAAGCATTTAACTGGCTAACCTAGCATAGCCTCAATGCTGTCATCCATAGCCTGCCGCGTAAAATCGGCGGGCTTTATGCGTACAGTTTTGCCGCTTGGCGCGCCGCGCAGTATAAACAATCGTATATCCAAAGCCACGTAAGCAAATATCTGCGCATCGCCGTTTGCGCGCGTAAATGCGTAGCACGCTTCGCGTTCGCGATCCGAGCGTGCTTCAAGGGTTGCTTTGACTTGCATGGTCAACAGCTCGCCGCTGGCCGACTTAACCCAAAGGTCATCGTCCTGCATATCGACTCGATGGCAGCGTATCCCGCGCTGCTCAAGTTCGGCGGCGACGAGAAACTCGCCAGCACGTCCGACGTTGATGCTGTTGGCCACAGCCGGAATATACTATAAATATCATAATGTTACTACGGGCAAAGTTGCTCGCACTTATATGACCGCCAAAGCTCCTCAACGCCCCATAGCTGATCTTGCGGCATAACAAAGCATTTTCCCTTACCTAAATCAGTTTGCATTGCTTTTTCGACAAATGCCTTACGTGATATGCAGCCAGCAACGTCCATCACATTTTCTTCATCTGTCTTTGTCACAAGCACGGCGGCGCGTGACTTAAATGCTTCAAGAGATTTAAACAGAAGCTGTCCTGTCGGGTAGAACGTAGACTTAACGTCTATGCTTATTTCGCCAAGCCATAGATCAACGCCGTCATCTACGCCTAGCGTGTTGGGATTATATGAAACGTCATAAAGCTTGGCGACAGCAACCTCTGAGCGTATGCCAAGGAAATCCAGATCAACGCCGCTGCGTACATCGCGCTGCTGATTTACAATGCCACCAGCCCGCGCAAGTGTTGAGCGCAAATTAGCGCTTTGGCGGCAATCAGCCATATCCTTATCTGTGAGCTTAATTAGCATTATAAGGCAAACTCTTTTTGCGTGCGCAGGCGGTACAGTTGTTGGCCCTCGATAAACGACGTCTTCACGATTGTGCGCCGCTCACGCATGGTCTTCAAGCCAATGTCGATATGCACGGCGTCCTGCTCAATCATGCTGCACAAGTCGCCCACAGACAGCTCGTCATGCCTGCTCAGGCAGCGCTTGATCTCCTTGCGCAGCTTTTCAAGCGGCCACGGCTTATATGCATATGCGTGCATAACATCGCGCCCAATGAGCCTGCGCTTCATGCGCGCGTTCTCGATGATCGCCAATTCTTTCCAGCGCTCCAGTGGTGTTAGGTCTTCCGTCATAGCTTTTCCTCCATTTGCATATGCTCGCAATGCGTTATGATTGCTTGGCAATGTGTCGCAAATGTCAGAACAAAAGCGTCTCTCTGGCTTTCACTCAAGCTGACTGGCGTTCTGCGTAAATCCTTTTTCATCATTACAGCCCTTTGGCGTATGCGCTCAGCGTAAGTCTTAGCATCGTCGCTCACAGCCGCTTCTCCAGCATCTCGCAGAGCGCCATAATCTCTTCGGCGCGCTGCTTGATCGTCAGTCGCTCAGGGCCACGCCCCGCGTCCATCCGCATGATGTCTGCCTTGCGCCGGATGGACATGACCAGCATCAGCGGCGTTGGCTGCGTCGGCGTGCTGCTATCCTCGTCGATATGCGCGCCAACGCTGGCGCTGTTTTCCAGCTTTGATAAATCCCATTTAGCCATTTTCATTCTCCTGTGCTGGCCGTGGCTGTGGTCTGACGTCGGGCCACGGGCGGCGGTAGTCTGCCTCGCCGCCCATCTCTACGCATTGCGGCTCAAAGATCCGCGCCAGATCGTAATATTTCGCAAACGCTTTGCACTCGTCTACGGATGAAAAGACAGCGAATGCCATGAAGACGGGTTCAGCTAGGGTCATTGCGCTGCGCCTCCTGTGATCCACTTCAAGTGCGGGCAAGCGTAATCATCGCACCCATCTAAAAGCTCGCCCTGCACAAATTTAGCGCCGCATATCCTTTCAAATCTTCCGCTTGGGGTTTGACCTAATGCGATCAACTCTTCTTCAATCAAAGACAGGCAATCCTTAGCATCACAATCATAATTTGCAGCGTCAGGGTTTTCGTCTACTTCTTTGCACAAAAAAGAATTTACATTAATCCCAGTTTTTTTTGACATCTCCAGCGCACAAACTTTTACGGGAGCATCATGGGTTTCAATCATAAAAAGAAGCTTTTTTCTGGCTTTCCATAAATGCGATAAATCATATACCACTGGTCGGTTATGGATGACATTATATTTTGGCCGTTTTGATTTTATAAAGCTCTTTTCAATTTCTAAAGCCTCCACCCTTGTGTCGAACCAATCAATTTCAATTTTCTTCACCTTCTTGAACCAATGCTTATCTATGGAATGCTGCGTGGTTCTAAACGCAGGGTTGTTTGAAATACCTATATACAATATTTCTCCATCACCTGATTTGTGTGTGTACACGGCGGTCGCATCATCAATCATTAAATTGCTCCAATTTTTCATCTATAGCCCGACGCAATTTAATTAAATGAAACTTATTGCTATCTTGAACAATCGAGCAGATGAGGTTGTGAACAACTCTTCCTGTCAACTCGACAACGCAATTTTCTCCGTTGTAAACTGATATAAACATTTCGTCTGCTAAAGGGTTGCTTGGCTGGTAAAATTTAGCCCCCTGCCACACGTTTCGCTTCCCTCGAAACGTGTGCCATTCGCCACCGTCCTTATCTCTCAAAACAGAAACACTTGCCGTTGATTTGTTTCCGTTCTCAAATGGCGAATACAAGTTTATAGTCATTCCATCTCCTCCAGCCTTGCATCAACAGCATCCTTAACAAGCCTGAGATGATACTTGGTTGATTGGTCAATTATCGCCAACACAGTTTCATGCACAACGCGGCCCTGCAAATTAACAACAGGCTTTGCGTGATCCAGTATTGTAAGCTGCAAATTATACAAGCTGCCATGTACGCCGTCATCTCGAAACTCTGCGGTTTGGTTTGCGCTGACTTTATGCTTGTACTCGAAATATTCATCGCGGGGGGTTGTGATATATATACCCATCACTTCCTTCCCTTTTTTTGCTTGGTTCCAGTTCCGCGAAATACAACGTTATTCAAATCTTCCACGGTTATCTTGCGGTCTTTATGTCGGGGTATTGTGTCGCAAACTGCGCCTACACTTGACACGACATGTATTCCACCTGCCAAATGTACTTGGTCGATAAGACCTTCTGCAATATTTGCCATGATATCATTTAATGTGGCTATTGCCCGTGGACTCCCACCCTCAAATTCGACTACGATCATTGCTCGTCTTTTGGTCATCACTCTTCCTCCTCCTCGTTGCGCCAGTCGAAGTCATCTTCGTCTTGGCATTCTGGGCAGCGCACTGTTGTCCACGCATCGCTGTCCGGCGTGTTAACGAAACTCGGCAACTCGATGAAGCCGGTTCCGTCACAGGTCGTGCAGATCATTTGTAAACATCCGCGTTAATGCTCCACAGCACTAAGGTTGCGCGCTGCTGGCCTGCACGCTGGTTTACGTGCGCTCGGCATATCTCGCCGCGTGAGTGCATGTTTTCCAGGTGCTGTGAAAGCTTGCGCGGCTCAACGCCCACGACGTCAGAGATGTCTGCCGTTTCACAATACGTTACGTCGGCGCTCTGTAAGAACGCAATGATCTTCCGATGGACGTCAGCCCAATCAATCGGTTCAGGCTCCTCGGTGGGCGCTTGTACGGCCTCTGCTGGCGTTTCATTCGCTGTACCCAGAACGTCACGTGCAGCGCGTCGTTCCTGCACGTAGGCGGCAACCCACGGCGTGCGATGGCGCTGATCCTCGACGGAGTTTTGCACGATAATACCGATGCAGATGTCATCAAGGTTTGCGTGGGCTTGCTGCAATAAACGCGGCGAAATATGTACGCTCTCGCCGTTGTCAGTGCGCACACCAAAGCCTGTGCCAGTGTCGGTGATGTGCGTAATTAAAAATTCATGTGTATGCGTCAAGTTCATTTTGGTTTCTCCTATTGAGATTAATTGTTCATTACTTGTTCGTAACCTGACTATAATTTATCTAAAAGATAGCTGTCAACAATTAATTTATATCTGAGTGCTATTGACACGATATATATTTATCTGTAGCTGTTGCAATTGAGCTACAGAAGGAGAATGAAAATGGAGCTTCAACAGTTATTGGTTCGCGTGCGGCCAGAGGTGATTGCGGGATTGGACTTGTATAAAGACAAGACGCGCATGACGAAGGCGGCAACGGTAGAAATGGCGCTGCGTGACTTCTTAGCGAAGCACGATATTGTAGTTGAGCAACCTTTAACTGAATAAGGACTCAACTATGATCGACCCCGTAACCATTGGCATAGACTGCGGATATCGTACTGGCGGCGTAGCAATCATCACAGATACTTGGTCTGAGGTGCATGACTTGCCGGTGTATAGCGAGGGCGGCGTGGACGTCGTGGCGCTAAACGATATTATAATGAGCTGCGATGCTGTCGATCACATATGGATTGAGCGGCAACAGGCAATGCCAAAGCAGGGCGTCAGCTCGACGTTTAAGCTGGGTTACGCGTTTGGTCAGATCACATCTACTGTTGCGCTTTCTCGATCAAGGTTTACGCTGGTAGGCCCAGTTAATTGGAAGCGTGCGCTGAATTTGCCAAAAGACAAAGACGCAGCAAGACGTCTGGCGCAGCAATGGTTTCCTGATCGGGCGTCGGAATTAAAATTAAAAAAGCATGAGCATCGCGCCGAGGCG